CGACACGCCGCAGTTCTGGCAAATGATTCGGGACCGCGCAGACAAACTGCCGGCGCACAGCGAGTGGCGCATGCCCAACCTCTCTGACGCATGGGCGCTCGCGTTTCACTGACAGTTTTCTCCTTGGCTGACCACCAGCCTTAGCCCGCCCCTTCGCAAGATCGGGCGGGTTTCTTATTTCAACCGTCGAATTAGCCGCAAGGCCTCGAAGGAGCATTCATCATGGCCGCAGGCCGACCGTCCAAGTTCAAGCCCGAGTTCGTCGCCCAGGCAGAGAAGCTGTGCAAGCTCGGTGCAACCGATATTGAGATGGCCGACTTCTTCGCCGTTGATGTGCGCACCCTGTACCGGTGGAAGAGCGAGAACGAACAATTTTGTCAGGCCTTAAAGGCTGGCAAGGAAGAGGCTGACGACCGGGTAGAGCGGAGCCTGTTCGCCCGGGCCAATGGCTACGAGCATGAAGAGGTGGATATTCGGGTCGTCGATCACGCCATCGTGCAGACGCCGATCCGCAAGTACTACCCGCCAGACACCACGGCTGCGATCTTCTGGCTGAAGAACCGCAAGCCCAAGGACTGGCGCGACAAGATGGAGCAGGAGCATTCCGGCTCTGTCAATGTGACCGTTCGCAAGCTGACGCAATGACAGAGATCATCCTCCCGGCGCATGGCTGGGAGCCGCGGCCTTACCAAATGCCCGCATGGGCAGCTTTGGAGCGCGGTGTGAAGCGCCTTGCATTGGCTTGGCATCGCCGGGCAGGCAAGGATGATGTGTGTCTGCATTGGACGGCCACATCAGCAATGGAGCGCGTCGGGCCCTACTGGCACATGCTGCCCTTGGCGAACCAGGCGCGTAAAGCCATCTGGGATGCTGTGAACCCAAGGACTGGGCGCCGTCGCATTGATGACGCCTTCCCGGCTGAGATCCGCGAATCGACCCGGGAGAACGACATGTTCATCCGGTTCAAGAACGGAGCTACGTGGCAGGTTGTTGGGTCGGACAACTACAACTCGCTGGTGGGCTCGCCGCCTGTTGGCATTGTGTTCAGTGAATACGCGCTGGCCGACCCGGCTGCTTGGGCGATGCTTCGTCCCATCCTGGCAGAGAACGGCGGTTGGGCACTATTCATCAGCACGACGCGGGGCCGCAACCACTTCCACAAGCTGGTTGAGTACGCCAAGAAGGCCGAGGACTGGTACGGCGAGACGCTGACCGTCGAGGACACAGGCGCTATCTCCATGGAGTCCATCGAGAAAGAGCGTAGGGAGTTGGAGGCTGAGCGCGGCAAGGAAGAAGCCAAGGCGATCATCGATCAGGAGTACTACTGCGATGCAGATGCTTCGATCCCTGGCAGCTACTACGGCTCTCACATGTCGAAGGCGCTCAAAGAGAAGCGAATCGGCCTGTTCCCATGGCTTCCAAAGGAGCCAGTCGGGACGGCCTGGGACTTGGGAACTGGGGACAGCACGGTGATTTGGTGCTTCCAGCAGCCCGACAGCGGGCGCGTTCGGATCATCGATTGCATCTCTGGCTCCGGCGTTGGCATTGATTGGTACGCCCGCAAGTTGGCACAGCGCCCGTATGTATATGCGGAGCACATCTGGCCGCATGACGGCGGGCACAAGAACATTCGGGACATCAACGACGCCACGTTGAAGGTCACAGCCCAGTCGCTTGGCATCCGCCCCATTCGCGTTCTGGATCGGGACGCCAGCGTGGCGCACGGCATTCAAGCGGTGCGCGACATCATGCCGCTGTGCGAGTTCAACGACACGCCGATCCCGTTCGAAGACGAGACGGCAGAGCAAGCAGCGCAGCGGATGGAGCGTGGGCTTGATGCGCTCAAGCAGTACCGCCGCGTGTGGGACGAAAAGCTCCAGCGCTTCAGCGACACGCCTTTGCATGACTGGGCGAGCGACTTTGCAGACGGCCTCAGATACCTGGCGCGAGGCCGCAGGCCGTTCCCTGGCAAGGACTACTACCAGGCAATCGAACAACCACAACCCGACGAAGACGGAATCTACTTCTAACCATGGCTGACCCGCTCCAAACAACCTCATCGCTCGGACAGTTGCTTGAGCAGCGCCTTGTCGATTGGGAGCGCGCTCGCAAGCCGCAGGAACTGAAGTTGCTCGATTGCTATAACGACGTGATGAGAATTGCCCGCGAGGACGACACGACCGGCACAGGCGCCGCTCGTTCCCGTAAGGCAAAGAGCCTGTTCATTGGCTCGACCCGGAACAAGGTGCGTGCGGCCCGGGCCAAGATCACCGATGCGCTGTTTGGCAATGGTCAGATGCCTTTCGACACCACGCCGACCGACGAGAAGCTGGCTCCCTTCGCCGACGTGATGGAAGACATCATCACCGAGCAGATGGAGCGCGGGAAGTTCAAGGACTTGCTCAAGACCGGCGTGAACACCCTCGCGACCTACGGCACCGGCTTTGTCTTCGGCCCGTTCGTGCGCAAGGAAACGCTGGTTGAGACGATGGTGCAAGAGGGCGCGCTGGCTGAGACGAAATACGAGTTCGACTTGCCCTATTTCGAGCTCGGCAACACGCTGGACGTGTACCCAGACCCCGAAGCCCGCGAGGTTTCGGGCGGTCTTGGTGTGTTCTGGACCACCATGGAGAGCCCAACCACCGTTGCGGCCTGGAAGAACGACAAGGCGTACCGGAACATCCTGCAAGCTCTGCAAGGCCCGGGCGACCGCGGCAATGAAACCGGCTCCGAGCGTGCTGCGCAGTACCGCGGCAACGTCGAGTACTGGTACAAGAACGACCGCATCAAGGTCGCGCGCTTCTTCGGCAAGGTGCCTGCGAATTCGCTGAAGGATTGGGCCGGCAGCGAAGATGGCCAGGTTCTCGAATCCGATGCTGACGAGCGCCAAGAGGGCGAAACCGTCGAAGCCATCGTGATCATGGCTGGTGGTGTTGTCGTCAAGGTGGTGGAGAACCCCTACAGCGGCAAGAACCCGACCCATCGCTGCCTCTACGAAGCTGTCGAACACGAGATGTGGGGCGTCGGTGTCGCCGAGAACAACGCGCCGCACCAGAAGGTCACGAACGCCGCCTTCCGCCTGTTCATGGAAGGTAAGGGCATGGCTTTGCTCGGAACTGCCGGCGTGGACCGCTCCAAGTTCCTGCCGACCGAGGACTTCAAGAAGTACCCCGGCAAGGTCTACCAGTTCAAGCCGGGCCTGTCACCCGACGAGCAGAAGGCCGCGCTGCAGATGCACGTGGAGCCGGACATTACCGGCGGTTGGCTCGATGTCATCCGCGTGTCCGAGCAGTTCTCAGACGACGATACGGGCATCACCAAGTACACCCAGGGCGACGACTCGCGCAACCTGAACAAGACCGCGACCGGCATTTCCATGATCATGTCGGCGTCCAGCCTGCCGATGAAGGAAGTCATCCAGAACATCGACGCGATGTGGATCGAGCCCATCGTGGAGTGCTATATCGACTGGAACCTGAAGTACTTGACGCCCGAAACCGTGCAGAAGATCCACGGTGACGACGCCGCGGCACTGTGGGCGCAGATCAAGCAGTTCGGCAAATCTTCGTTCATGGACTGGCAAGCCACTGGCACCGCCTCCTTCATGCAAAAGGAAGTGCTGACCAACAAAATCCGCGCGTTCTCGGAGTTCGCTCTTGGCAACCCGCTCACCGCCCAGCTGATCGACGCGAAGGAACTGCTGCGCCAGACCTGGGATGTGATGGAGATCGGTAAGGAATCGCCGATCCTGGACGACAAAGAGGGCGAAGAGTCCCTTCCCGAGCCGGTGAAGCAGCGAATGATGCAAGTGGCCGAGCAGATGGAGCAGATGGGTCAGGAACTGCAAAAGACGCAGCAGGACTTGCAGAGCGCCGAGCAGAAGGCCCAGCAGGAAGAGTTCAAGCGCCAGAAGGCCGAGATCGACGCCGCCGAAGCTGAAGCATTGCTCAACATCGAGCGCGCCAAGGGTGAGGCGAAGGACGGCCTGCAAGCCCAGGCACAGCCGCAACAGCCACAACCGCAGGC